GAAGTTTGTGCATATAAATTTGAGAAATCTCTTCCACTACTACCTGCTTTTGCATGTAAAATTGCTTCAGGAGCATTAGTTCCAATACCAACATTACCAGAAGAATCAATTCTCATTCTTTCATTATTACCACCAGTCCAAAAGTGAATATCACCATCACCTGAATTTGCTCTTATACCTAAACCACCAGAATTACCAGTTCCAGTAGATAATAAACCACTATCAGCAATATGAGCTCCACTTGTAGTAAATCCATCATCAAATGCTTGCATATACATAGCACCACTGTCTGCTTGGCATTTTATGACACATGTAGCAGCTGTACCTGTTCCACTATTTTCACATTCAATTTGTGTAAGACCATTATGATCTTTTTGAACATGTAATTCAACATCTGGAGCATCAGTTCCCATACCAATCTTACCATCTTCTTGAACCACTAATAAATCACTAGCATTGCCATAAAATCCTAATCTCAGTTGTGCAGATGAACCAGAAGAATATTCAAATCCTAATGCTGCTGAATCATTATTACTCAATGCTTTACCAAAATGCACCCATTGACTTGTACCATCATTCATTGATGCATTAAGTACTGATAATGGACTGCTGGATGTACTTGATACTGTTAATGTACCAGTATTTGTTAAATTACCAGTATTACTAGTTAAAGAAGAATTTACAACAGCACTTCCTAAAGTAGTTGCAGATAAAACTTGTGTACCATTAATATTATAATCAGTTGTAGAATCAATATCACCAACTACTTCAAAAGTTTTTGAAGGATTAGTAATACCTATACCAACTTTACCACTTGATGCATTCACATATAAGGAATCATTTACTGAAAACTGAGTTGACATGGTTTTTTGTTTTTATATGTTAATATAACATAAAATATTTATAAGATTTTATTTTTAGATATAGTCACAAACATCAATTGAATTAATATTATTAATAGTAACAAACTTAAAAGGTTTACTACAACCATAAATTAAATTATCATTTTTTAGTCTATCACATTCATTTTTTGAAGTATGTGGTGGAATGGGATTATAATTATTTTTATAAATACCACAACGAAATATTCTACAATTAATTTCATTTTTTTCAACTTGTATTTTTTGATTACAATGAGGACAATTAAAAATATAAAAATTATCAATATCTTGTACAGACATTTTATTTATATATTGTAATTATAAATAAAATTTTAAGTTAAGAATTTTTTAAATAATAAATAAAACCAATAATAATTTAATAATGTAATTGGTAAAGCCATAAAAAATTCATATGAATCGCAATATTGTGAAATAAAAAATAAAAAATAACTGAAATTTAAAACTCTAAAAACAAAAAATAAAATTAATAAGATAACTGAATTTATTTTAAATAATAGAGTATTATGTAAATTTTTTTTAATTAAAAACCAACCAAAATATAAAAATTGATTTGATATTTCAGATAATAATCCGAACGCCATTTTTAATGGATAAATATAAATATAATTATTATATGAACCAATAAAAAATAATATATGATGAATTAACATTTGGTAATCATAAGGATTATGATATAAAATTAATATAGTATCATAAAAACAATAACCTCTAATTATATCTAAACAATGAACCCAAATGGAAAAATCAATAATATTTAATAGAAAAAGTAAAGATAAAATATAAACGATTTTTGCATGAATACAACTATTTATATAACCGATTAATTTACTATAATTTTGATCAGAAAAATTTATAATTTTTTGCAAAGAACTTTTTTTTAAAAAAATATTAAAAATATAAAAAATTAAAGAATAATAATGAAATTCCATTTTATTATTATTTTCGATTAATCAATTTTATTACTATTTAAATTATGTTTAAAAGTATAAAAATCATTCCAATATTCTTCAGAAAAATTAAAATTAGATAAAAAACCATTAAATTTTTTATAATTAAATTTTTTTGTTTTGAAATCACCTTTCATATATTTTTTAAATATAGTTATAATACTTGCCCCTTGACAATATAATTCTAATAATAATTTTTCAGTAATAATAATATATATATCATAATTTTCACAAATAATTTTTTCATCAATAATAATCATATTATTTTCATTTGTATTTATATCGATCAATATATCATATAAATGTTTTTTTTCACCGTTTATTAAAGTAAATAATACTTTTTTTTTTGTTTTAAATTTAAAAGAAAATTTGAGAAAATCAACGAATTCTTGTATTTTTATACTTAATTCAACATTATTATTTATAATTTTCATTATAAAAAATACTATATATTTATATTTAATAAAATTATTATATTTATTTATTCATAGACATAATACCTTCAATAATACTTTTTTTATTTAATTTAGAATAACCTCTAAATTTAATTGTTTTACAGATACCTTTTAATTTTTTTAAATCATATTTTTTTAATTTCATCATTATTTTTTCATCAGCAGTTACTAATTTTCTATTTTCAACTAATGCAATAATATCTTTACGATTTAATTTAGAATATTTTTTTAATTTATATTTTTTAGATAATGTTCTTAAAGTTTTTAAATTCATTGTATTTAAATAATCTCTTGATTCAGCAACATCATCTTGTTCATCAAAACATACATGGACATATTCTTTTGGTTCTGCTTCTTCAGCAAAAAATAATGGAGTTAATAAAGCAACAATTACACTTTTTTTCATTTTAGAAAATCCTTTAATTTTATTTTTACGACAAATATCCTTTAATTCATTTAATGACATTTTTCCAACTGGTTTTTGTTCTTGAACTGGTTCAGTGGTTGGTTCAGTGGTTGGTTCAGGTGTTGGTTCTTTGGTTGGCTCAGGTGTTGGTTCTTTGGTTGGCTCAGGTGTTGGTTCTTTGGTTGGCTCAGAAGTTGGTTCTTGAACTGGTTCAGGAGTTGGTTTTGATTTTTTAGATTTTGATTTTTTAGATTTTGATTTTTTAGATTTTTTAGATTTTTTAGATTTTTTTACAGGTGTTGGTTCAGGTGTTAATTCTTTTACTGGTTCTTCTGTTTTTTGTTCTGCTTCTCTTTGATTTAATAAAGATAACATTTGTTTTTTATTTAATCTTGATACACCTTTTACTTTCATTGTTTTTAATAAAGTTTTTAATTGTTTTAAAGACATTTTGCTATGTTCTTGATTTTGTGACATCATTATTTGTATATATTTGTGTATTAATATATCCTTAAATCATTTTGGTTTTTTATTATATATTTTTATGATATTTCATTAAATTTAAACAAAAATTAAATTGAAAATTAAATAACTAAAAATACTAAATATTAATGAAAATAATAAAGAAGGAAATAAAGTTTTATTTTCTCCAACACCCCATTTTAATTTTTTATCATTATTATAACAAAAATTTGGTTTTAGAAAATATAAAAAAATATTAATAAATAAATATATACAAATCGTATATAATAAAGGTTTTTTATTATTGAAATTTAATAGAAACATAATAATATATTATAATATTATATTTTTTTAAAAATAAATGATCAATTACAACATTAAAAATCTATAATACGATTTTCTAATTGTAATAGTATTTCTTGGCGTTCTGGATTAATATTTGAAAATTCATTTTTTTTCAATTCATTATCATCAATTATACAAATATCAACTATATCTATTTCTTCCATATTAATTTCATCTAATATTTCTTCTTGATTAAAATTTTCCATAATACCAGTTCTAACAATCTCATCATTATCATTTACTTTAACTTCACGATTACCCCATTTTCTATTATTTAATGAAAATAAAGCCCACAATTTTAATAGAGCACCAGCATAAGTTGCTAATATAAAAATGGGTACATATGGGATAAATCTATAATTATATTTTAATTTTGGTTTAAAATATGTAAAATATGGAATTAATTTAAAAGTTCTAATAACAAAAATATAAAGTAATATTAAATAAAATAATTCAATATTTCCATATACTAAAGCTAAAATTAAACCAATAAACATAGTAAATGGTGTTAAAAATCTATCAACCATAACAACTGCTAAAAATGGATATTTACACCAAACTTTTCGTTCAAGACAAATTAATTTTATATCACTTCTAATTGTATTTCTACCCCATCTTAATAATTGGTAAAATAATACTGGTGGATCTTCAAATCTTGTTGAAACATAACAATCTTTACTCATTTGGTGATACATACCATAATCTGAATTAATACATAATCTTGTTAAATATTTATCATCACCTGATAATTGTTTTTTTCCCATAAATGTTTCATTTAAAAAGTCTTCTACAAAATTAGTTTCATCTAACATACTTTTACGCCAAGCCATTGTTCTACCAGCAATACATGGAGATCCACCTCCAAAAAATGTTGTTGCTTTAATTTCTAAATATCTTTGGAATAAACGCATATCCATAATAATTTCCCATATATTATATTTTTTCCTCTTTGATCTACAAATTTGACCTGGTCCAACACCACCTGTATTTCGTTTTTTATCATTAAATGGTATTATTAAATTTTCTAACATTGTATCACAATGCCATACATCATCGTCTACGAAAATTATAATTTCTGTATTTGTATTTTCATAACCTGTTGCTAATGCTCGTCTTTTACCAGGTCTTGTTTCTGATATAATTCTAATATTGGGTATATTATTTTCACTCATTTCTTCCAAAACTGTATTTTTTATTTCTGTTACTTCTTTCTCACATGATATATCCGGTACAAGAATGATTTCTTTTGGTTGGTTTTTAATCCAAGATACTAAACACATTTTTAAATCTTCTTCTGGCATATAAATTGGAATTATATAAGTAACATCTTCTTTTGTATAATTATTATTATCATCTTTATTAATATGTTTTTGTTTATATGGTTTATAGAAAAAACTTGGGATTAATCGTAATAATAAATATGCCAATATTCTAAAAGTTCCAAGAGCAATTGGGAAAAGTATATTAAATGACCTATTTAATAATATATCTATAATTTTAGTCATTTTTTTAATTCTATAAAATTAAAATCAGTTTCAATTTTATAAAAAATTTATTTTTTTAAATCATTATGACTCATTAAATTTGGACTTTCATCCATTTTAATTTGTATTTCTTTATTTTCTGTAATCCATTTATTTACTTCTTCTGTTCCATTTAAAAAATCAGAAATTCGTGTATCTACATTATAATCAACTGCCATATTAATTAATTCCGGACAATCTTTTGGTAAACAAACACCTCCATAAGGAGCCCCAACTCTAATACCATATTTTGGATTAAGAAATGATTCTGCTGTACAAGAAACATTATTTAAAACATGTTGTGCATCAATATTAAAATTATGTTTTTCATTTATATTATTTATTAATCCATAAATCGAATTCGCAAATGAAATTCTCATACCATTCGCATAATTATGGACACATTTATGTATTTCAGCTTCTTCTAAACTCATGATTCTTAAATGTTTTTCATTATTATTAACAAATTTTAATAATATATTTTTCATTCTATTTTTTACATTTTCATCTTCTTTTTTATAACCAAATAAAACTTTCCAAGGATATAATGCATCTTTTTCAGCAGTAACTGCTCTTAAAAACTCGGGTTGAAATGCAATATAAAACTTTTTATTTGTATATTTTTGTAAAAGTTTTTCATATTCTCTTGTTAATCCTGGATAAACAGTACTCCTCATTACTATAATTATCTCTTTTTTTGAAATTTTAATTAATTTTACTACAGTATTAATTGTACTCCAAACATAATCCATTGATAATCGTTTTTTCTTTTTATTTAATGGAGTAGGAACTGAAATTAAAATAATACTAATATCTACTAAGTCATTTAAATTATCATTTATATGTCTACAGTCGATTCCTTCTTTATTAATATTTTTTATAATTTCTGGTATAACATCTAAAGCAA